TCAGAAAAAGTAGACAAAAGGTCTGCGGCTTACCGGGAACGCAATACCATCAGCATCATAACCACATATGACACGATAAAGTAAATAATTTACCTCACGCCGTTCAGGACGGGTCATCATCCGATTACGATGCCAACGCGGAGCTTTATTTACCCAGTCAGCACAACTGGCAAAATGTCGGCCTACACGACGGTATGACTTTAAGCGGCCGTTTGGCAGGCGGTCGCGCATTTTATTTTTTACAGACATAAACACCTCTAAGTAATTAATTACCTAGAAAATGTCCTGCATTTCATATCCTGTTAATCTGCGTTTCATCAATTACTCAGTCAACCCGGTAATCATCAGCATAACAGAATTGCGGTCTATTCTGCTATTACTGACCGGCTAAGTCCCGTTATCTCAGGCTGCACCTGAAATAACGGGCCACGCCGTCAGGCGGCCCGAAGAATACGCGCCCTGATGAGAATATACATAACTGCTTTATCGTCACTGTCTGATTTTGAATCAAATAACCAGCCTATCAGCGGGATGTCCGAGGCATATGGCGTGGACGTTTCCGCATTGATTACATTATGCTGGATTAACCCGCCAATGAGTAAGGTATCACCGTCCTTAAGCTGGACTGTTGTATCAATCGAACGCTGGTTAAACACAATATCTGTAGCGTTCGCCACTGGTGAAATACTGTCTGCTTTCGATTTGACGGTCAGCATCACGGTACTGTTATTCATTACCACCGGAGTCACATCCAGTGAAATCCCGACATCACGTCGTTCAATGGTCTGAAACGGATTTTTGACATCAACACCCTGACCTGTAATTTTACCGGTTACAATCGGCACGTTCTGACCGGAGGAAATATAACCCCGTTTGCCGGACATGGTCAAAACACGGGGAACTGACAACAATTTGCTGTGTTTATCACCCTCGACGGCGGTCAGTGCCAGCCCCAGCACATTACCGGAAAATATCCCGAAAGAGCCACCTGAGCTGGATAACACCTCTCCGAGTGATGCGGTATTAACCCCGCCGACAATCCGTGAACCGTCTTTTTTACCCGCACCAAACGAAAAATCAAAGCTGCTGCCGTCTGTGGTTTCAAACATGATACTTTCAATCAGTACCTGTGTACGCTGCACATCAACAGATGGAATAAAAGATTGTAACTGCTGCTGATTTTCCTGTGCAGTGGTCACAATAATACTGTTGCTGCCCTCGTCAACCGTTGCCTGACCGCCGGAATATGGCGACGATTTCAGAAATATATCAACTACCGGAAAAATATCTTTCGCCAGTACATTATTCAGCCGGTATGTTTCGGTTTTCTGGTCAAAAAATTTACCCCGCTCCGGTGACGGATAATCAGGAAGATATTGCAGACTCGAACCCTGCTCATCCCAATACTGGTTAACCTCATCAGTATTATCCTCTTCATTTGTCACCACATGAGCGCCCTTTTTACTTTTGCTGATCACTATCGGATTACCGGGGTTCACATCGTAACCCCGGGATGCCATCACCGAGACAAAGAAACCGTGTATTTCATCCGGCTGAATGTCAGAATTAAACACAGTAATTTTTTCAATAAAATTATCCGGAACAATTACGCCTTTACCTGTTTTCTTTGAATACCAGTCCGTAAACTCAGATACAGGCACATTATTCATTTCAATGCGTTCAGCAAATGAATGTAATGAAAATAACATCATGACACTAACAAGTAACCACCGCATTTTCTGCACCTCTGTATATCCGCATTTTGCATGAATTTATCACTTCAATGTTATAACCCTGTACTGTCAGATTATTTGAATCAATGACCTGCCCATCTTTATGACTGAATAAAACCTGTGAATCAGAGCCAAATTGCCTGAAAGACTTTATTTTTAAATCAGAAATTAAAACCGGTTCCGGCAGAACATCCGGCGGTACGATATGGTTTTGTGTATCCGGCACTGAATACGCCATAACCGCCCCCAGTAAAGCTCCTAAAATCAGCAGACGAAAACGGGAGAAACGTTTTAAATAGATTCGGCTTAACCGCATAATTTTGCTTACCGTTAAAGACTGATGATAACGTCCGTGTGTCAGATACGGCGGGAGAACGCTGTAAACACCTTTATCATAGAAAGAGGAAAATTGTTGTTTTGTATCATAGGCATAATACAAATCCGTACCCCGATACAGCCAGCGTTCAACCACCGGTGAATGCTGGGAATCACCATATTTCACAATGCCGAGGTGAATTTTCGGCATCGGCATTTTCCCCCCCACGATCAGACTGAATAACGTACCGACAAACGGAATGGTCAGGCGATCAAGCCGGCGACAATACACCACGTGTTCAGCCAGTGCCTCACGTGCCTGCTTATCAACAAGGCTGATATTCTGAACCAGAAAAATAATATCCCAGCCTAATTTACGGGCATGTAAAAACCAGTCCAGAACAGGCTGACGGCTTTTATAATTCCATGTGCGTGTATTAAGCCAGGTTCCGCATTCATCCAGCACCAGTAATCCGTTGCGGGACTCATCATAAGTCTGATTACCCCGCCCGATGATTTCCAAATCCTGAACAGACGGCTTGTCCGGCAGACGGTAAACACGCGTTTTTCTGGCCATCTTACCGACCCGCGGCATATTAAACAGACGCAGTTCAAGATTGGTTGCCACCGGACACCCTTTTGCTAATTTATCCTGTATTTTTGACACGGAAATTAACGATTTCCCTGACCCTAATGAACCTGTAACGAAATAAACAGCCATAATCAGGATGCCATATACTTAATAATGCGGTCTTTCACATCAAATGTGAAAACAGCCACTTTAAGACCCGAAACAGCGGAAATACAAAACAGTGTATTTTCGGGCATAATCAATGAAATAACATCTGTTATTTGTGGTGGTAAAAACACAACCACACTATCGAATAACAAAATTGAGCCACGAATAAACAACACCACCAGAGCAAGAAAAAGTGATGCAATGAAAATAGTTTTCGCTGTCTGTCGTGTTAATGATGAAATAATCTGAGTGATAACCGCACCGACAACACCTGAAAGAAATGAAATTAGAACAGGAATCCCCAAAAATGCTGGCATACATCACACCTCTTTATTCCTAAGCAAACCAGATAATGTATTTATGAAATACAGCACGGTCAGGCAGTATAAGACAAAAGCAAAAATACCTTTAAACGTATCAATGTATTTGCAATCAATATTAAACTCATAAAACTTACCTTCACCATATTTCAATGAATCACATTTTTTAGGCTTTGGGAAATCAGGGAAATAAGATCCGACATTAAAAACGGGAATAAAATTGAATCAGTTGTATTGCTCCCTATATTTTTTAAATATCCATCAATCAATTTAAACTCAGATGAAATATCGCCACTTCCGTCAATTATCCCTTTTAATGAATTTTCTGTATTCTCATCATGAGTTTTAACTGACTCAGTCAGCTGGCCGAAAATTTCAGCCATCGAATCCGTTACTGAATCAGCATCATATTTTTGGGTCAAATGATCCTGAATTACCTGTGCATTTTTTTCATAATCAAAAGATTCGGAAGAACCGGCATTGCCGCCAGAATTACCACTGTTTCCGCCGGGGTTACCAGTAGTCCCTCCTTAGTTACCACTATTGCCGCCAGAACTACCACTTTCCCCAAAGAAATCTTTTGAAATATCCCCTGTAGACTTCCAGTCTGCAGCACAGGATTTCCCCTCCGAATCACAGACAATAATACCTGTGGCCTTAAAAACACAGCCTTCGATATCTGTATATCTTTCCCTGTCTTTTTCTAATGAAACAGATAACTGGCCAGTATAATCATCACGCTCCAAACAATTTTCCTTGCTGGGTATTTCATCAGGACATGTACCAGCCAGTGTTAAATTAGTCAGCTGAAGACCACAGGTATATCCCATTAATTTATAATGAACTGTCGGGATTCCGCCCTCAAAAGAACAACTGCCGATAAACTCTACATCAAGAGAAAAATCCTCCTTATGCTCAGGTACGGCAAGTTCCTTGTAGGTCTTACGATGCACATCAAGATCATTAGCTTTTGCTGTAGCCTTTTCACAAGACCCGGCAAAAGCTCTGTCTGTCGTTATCTCAATCCAACGACCGGAAGCAAAGGAATTAAATGACAAAAATAATAATAAAAAGAAAAAGTTTTTTACATTGACCGGGCACCAAAAAGTAACGGGGAGATAACTCCCCGTATTATCAGGATGCTTTATTCGCAAATTTCTTAAACAACTTAATGCCAATAGATGCACCAACCAGTAATGTTACCAGCGGCCATGCCATTGAAATAAACTCATTTGCAAGATCCGTAATACCTGAAAATGCCTGTTTAGCCGACGAAATCCCACCTGTTGTTGCATTACCATCGGCAGCTAATACTGCGCCTGACAGCAACATAGACGATGCAATAACAATTTTTGTTTTTACAGTTTTGAAACCGTTCATGAAGATACCTCAACAATTTTTTTGAAAAATAAAATTGAGTATGAAAATACCCACCCGACAGCAAAAGACGAAAATAAATAGATTATCTCCATTTATCGTTGACCTCCTGCTATAAATCTAAGGCTGAAACAAATGACTAATCCAACCCTGAAAATAAGATCGTAAATTTGTGGCAAGTCGATAGCTATCATAGATTCGCCCATGTAAATATAGAACTATTTTTATGCCATCATATTTTTATGAATAAACTTTATATTTAACGTTATAGTTAAACTGTAAATAATAAATACCCTGATGCTTAAAATACATATTAATAATAGTTACTTAAATGGAATCATTTTCACTTTTTTAATTTTAAGTGAACCAAAGTCACCTACAGAAAATGAGGTACTATCAAGTGTATAAAACCCTGCCGGATAAGGTGAATCATCTTTATCAAGCTGAAGGATAAATTTTTCAGGATAGATCCCACCATTATAAATGTAGGCAACTTGCTCCCGAAATGTTAGCACTTCACCTGTTGATTTTGATACAACCTGTTTGTTATTCATTTTTCCGTCAGTTTCATTAATTTCAATTTTTATCATGATCTTTACCTGTTAATTAAAAAGGACACTGTAATGTGTTTAATTTCTCATTCAATAGTGTCTGATATATTGGTGGGATTTCTAACCGTAAGTTCATATTAGTATTATGATCTTCTCGAATAATCATTGAAAGAACTGTTTCAATATCCCCGTTAAAAAAATGGAATACTTTTGCAATACTTGCAGATGCCTGATTACGTAACCACCTAACTTTTGCCTCAATTGAATCAATGGCTTTTCTACCGAACAGCCGAGGAATTGATGTAGGCATTGATGGATTTATTTGAGCTGCATAGTCACATAAGCCGGTATAAATACTCGCAATATTCAGCAGTACATCAACAGAAATTTCTTTTAATTCGACTTCTGAGCGATACCAGATACCGGACACTTTTTGTTCTAATGCTTTATTGTAGATACGCCAGTAAACCCGTGATTGTCTGGAACCTACATTAACAATTTCCTTAGTTGGACAACCATCAGAATCAATCGCTTCTGACTTTTCAAGTTTGGGTTTCGGTCCCAAACCACCATAGAACGCATCATCACGATATGCCGATAAAGCAGCACGGCATGTATAAATACCGTCATAATCATCTGTTGCTAAATCAAGACGTTTTAATCGTGTAATATCAAGATGTTCAAACCATTTGTGGATTTTTTGTGGTGTAGTTCCACTGAAAACATGTGCACATCCTATTCCTGAAATCTGGACATAAAAAGTCTCTTTATTACCGCCCCAATACAGCATTCCCATACGATCAGAGCTTCCTTCGTCACTGTATAAAACAGCAGAATCCTGATAAGCAAATCCCCCTTTGCCCCGGGGCGCTCCTACAACCAAACCAAATAAAGAAGCAATCCAGGTTTTCAGTCGGGAAAAATAGCAAGCATAGAGATCTTCAAAATATCGTGATTGTTGATCTTCTGTTAGCGGAGATACTGCAATAGCAGGTACCTCTTGATAACCATCAGAAAAAATATAAGGAGATGAATTCTGATAATATCTATAAGCAGGTAAGTATTGAAATTTTCTCCATTCAAATCCCTTTTCCTGAAACGTATGAACTTCTTTCATCACTGATATCGGCGCTGAAAATGCCAGATAATCGACAAAAACTACTCGCTCACTATTCTCAACCATGACAAAAATCTCCATAGCTGACAAAATCGCCTGATTTTGTAGTGGTTGATGCTAACAAAAAATTGTCGCCAAAATGACAAGAGCACTCTCTAATCAGTTCATCAAAAGAACGATAAAAATCCCACTCAATCCCCACCTTGGCATTGATGCCGAATCCTTCGATGTAATCAAAATAGATAATGTTCATGATCAACTCCACACTTCAGACAAAAAATTCGTTCAAATATCATTAAAATATCTGAGTAGGAAATATAAATATCGCTGTGCTGTTTTAGTTATAACAAAATTAATCTTCAAGCCAATAAGGGTGAGCTTAAATTTGCCATTAAAATCAAATGGTTAATCATTTAAAATCCAACCTATATCTAATGTGATTTAATTAATTTCAAATGTAATGCATTTAATATTACATTATGATAATTTATGTGTTGTGGCTGTTTTTCCATGCTAATCACGCATGCGAGCAACAATATATGGTTATTTGAAAATTTAGGGGTCTGTGGGAGACAAAAGCTGATGATGCTTCCACCTTTTAGTCATTTTGACTGGAAGCCCGTAGTTATCCTGAGACTACCCCCGTAGTACCCCCGTAGTACAGCACGGGGCTTTTATCATCCGCCCTTTACTATTTCTCAAAAACATTCAAGGACACAATGATGGATGAGAACAAATCAATAGAACTATTAAAAAAACAACAAGAACTAATCCCTCAATTAAAACAAAAAAGTACGAAAAGCACCTGAATTTGACGAATGGAAACGTGATACCAGAATCATTATAAAAAAATATTTGGTGATAATCATGCAGGTGAGTTTTCATCTATCGTTTATTCATTAATGGTTTTTTCATCACGAACTACTGACCATGATATCCATAATGCATATCTCAGGGGATTAGATAAAGCTAATTCTCTTATATCATCCTTAATTTCAGAAATTGATACATTTGGATTAGAAAATAAACTACTTATAAAAAAAGAAGATCCAATACGTATTATTGAAAATATTTGCTATAAATTTCATAGTGTCGCAAGGCAATTACAATCAAGACATAGTGATAGGTCTACCCTTGAAATTGAAGATGAATATGATGTTCAGGATTTGTTACATGCTTTATTAAAATTACATTTTGATGATGTTAGAGAAGAAGAATATACACCAAGTTACGCAGGTTCATCATCAAGAGTTGATTTTTTATTAAAGGACGAGAATATTATCATTGAAGTCAAAAAAACAAGAAAAAGTTTAAAGGCAAAAGAAGTTGGTGAACAATTAATAATAGATAAAGCTCATTACACCACCCATCCAGACTGTAAGTCATTGATTTGTTTTGTCTATGACCCTGACGGGAGAATTTCCAATCCTGTAGGGCTAGAAAGAGACCTGGAAAAAAACAATAATGGTTTGAATGTAAAAGTAATTATTTCTCCAAAATGAAAAATTTATTGAATAAAGGTAAGACATGAATACGAGTGAATTAATAATCCCACTATCAACTATATTAAGCGGTGTGTTAGTTTTTTTAGGAATATATGTACTCTCTCCTTTAGCTATAATATTAAGAGATTTTTTAATCCTTTACATTTTAAAGAAGTTTATAATAAATCAAAGTTATTATATGAAAGTGGATGCATTGAGTTTAGATAAAGCAAATCTTGACTTAATATATAATAAAAGCTCATCATATTATAATGATAGATATGAAATTGATTTCAAAGAAGTAAGTGAATTGGAATATAAAAAATATATAGATCAATATAATTTTCATAAAAGAAGATTCTCTAGCATCCATAATGAATTGATATTTAAACTTAATTTATTAGGAAGGATTTGCAAATACTTTAAACTTGAAGACTTCCAAGATAGTATAAATAAAGATATAGATAAAAATTACGATATCCATTTAGAGCGTTTAAAAAAAGACTTATTCTGGAAAGAAAAAGATAAAGAATAA